GTGCCAACCTCCGAAATAATCGGGTACATATTAACGCAACGCTGACTATCAAAAGATACAGCGTCCATTTCATATGTAGGCCCTACAAATCCGCGAACCTCCATTAATAACCTCTATTAATGTCAAAAAACTGCATATTGTTTAAAGTATCATCTACAACCAGCTTTTCAGTTTCCGCGCAGGCATTGCGTATGGCGTTTTTGCTTTGAATTGCTATTCGCATAACTGTCGCGCTTGGCTGCTTGCCGTATTCAGGCGCACGTTCAACCGCGAGATTATATCTAAAAGCACGTTCCCAACCTTCCGGCGCAACCAGCGTATCGGTCACGGCGGAATATTCAGATAAAGGCTTTTCGGAATAAATAGTCATGGAATACGCGCTATCTGGTGTCGGGTATAAATACAAATTACCAAGCGGGTAATTCCCGTCATACCAATAAGCGTTTGGCGTTCCTTGCGTGTCTTTTTGCGATATGGCGATATATTGCTCTTGTGTTAATTCAAGCAGTTCTCCATCGCCGCCATTGTTGACCGTGATATATTTAACACGTACAGGCCGCGTTATATTCAAATCACCGCCAGAACCGACCGTATAAGCCGCTTGACTGCCTGTTAGCGTCACTGTGTCCGTTGTTTCGGTAAAAACCAAATCCCCTTGAATTGACCAACTAGAAAGCATGGAATTTAGAGAAAACAGCGAATCCTGTGCGTCTTCCGCACTCGCCGTTTCTCCTGCCCCAAGTTCTTCCAAAAGCCGCAAATGGCCGTTGATCGTATCAAGGATGGTTCCCATTATTCACCGCCGTGTGATTGAACCGTAACAGTCCCCGTTCCAGAAGCGGAATATACGCTTATATGGGTCGTATTGGGGTTTACATCAAAAACTTCTGTTGAACCATCAGCTATCGTAGTCCCAGAATATTTTGTCCCAACAACAGGCGCTGTCAAAGTTGATGTAGAACTTGTTTCAAGTTTTAAAACAACACTATCGCCAGCTTTGTTTAAAACCCTGATCCTTACCATCTGGGCAGGAAGTGCATAGGCCGTTGGCGTAGATGATGCGGTTATATCCAGACTTGTATCATTTATATTCACGAACATTTTTCATTCTCCATAAAAAGCTAACCAAGCGAAGGCACCCCGTTTTCAGGGATGCCCTCTGTTTTTTAGCTCGTAACGCGGGAAGCCCACTCGGGACGGACAGAAACAAAGCCGAATTGCGTATCAAGACGCAGCTTCAGTTTGTCGTTGTCGCCATCGTAGTATTTCAATGCGCGGATAGAGATACCATCAACCGTTTCGGTCGAGGATTCGACAACGCCTTGTTCCGGATTAAACAGCGGGATAGAGCAGAAACGGAAAGCAGCCTTGTTATAAACAAGGTTTTGTCCGTAAAGGCTCGAAGCCGTGGTTCCCGTCGAGAACGTCAACGCTGCGTTGTCCGCAATCGTCGTGGATACGTTTTGCAACGTACCGCTGAAATACAGCGTCGGGCTGATAGGCAGGGACGCAATCGCGCCGCCAGACGCAGCCGTGTCCGCCGTAACGACAAACTGCTTAAGGTTCGGCAGCGTTGCTTTGGTCACAGGATTAACGTCATAAACGCCTGCAATCGTGAACACAGTACCTTTCGTCAAGGTATTTGTGCCAGTGATTGCATCAACCGCGATGGTGGACGTTCCGTTCGTCGATACTGCACCGTTAATAAGAACGGACTGCGATACAGCCGTTCCGTTCGTGTGCGTGTAAAGCAAGTTGGAGGTCATGAAATCCATGCCGAGCGTGCTGGAACCCAACATGCCTTTGATGAATTGGTCAGATACTTGCTTGCTTGGCAGGAACAAACCTTGCAGGGCCGGAACCATCGTCGTATTCACGCCGGGGGAAATGCAGGCCATCAACTGCTCACCCGTATCAGAGTGTTCATTGATTTTTTGTTTTGCTTGCAAAAACACCGTAGAGGTTGCCGGAGATGTTCCGGGCGTACCAACCAACTGATAGGTGGACTGGATAGCCGTTTGAAGGTTGTACGCCTCGACTTCTTCAGCCACACGTTGAACGGCGGGCTTCAGAATGCGCTGCATCCAAGACTTCATAGCGAGGTCGGTTGCCATTTCGGCGGATGTCAGGTTGATATCAACACCGCGACGCTGATCTACCGTCAATGCCACTTTTTCTTCCGTTACGTCTTGGGCAGAAAAGGTTGCGTTTGTACGAACGGTAAACCGTGCGGGCTTGTTAACATAGATGGTGTCGCCCGGCTGGACTGATTCAAAGTTTTTGCCGAAGGTCGAAGCATCTTCTTTGTCGATAGAGGAAGTAAACCCAAGTTCGTTGCGGAACATTTGGGCTGCGGCTTTGGCAACGATGCCAGTAACCGACTTGTTTGTTGAAATAGCATTAGACATTGTTAAGTTCTCCTAAAGGTTAATATTTGATGCCTGCCCATTCCAGAATTTCCGAACCGGATTTATCATTCAAAGATCGGTTTCCCTTACTATTGGATGAAATCGGTTTTGGAGGTGCTGCAACAGGCTTGACGTTTTGTTTAGGAGCGTTTTCAAGGTCGTATTCCAAACGAAACAAGGTACGCGCAATTTCAATCGGTGACTGTTTCGCCATGCTTTCCATTAAATCAGGGTCGGAACCCAGCTTGTAAGAGATTGCTGGCATATTTTTCATGCCAAAAAGCACATCGCGGAAAGTCTTAAATTCAACCGTGTTCTGATCCACTCCGTCAATAAATTCAGTGACAATCGCCACTTTTTCATCGTAGTCAGGGGTTGTTTTTCTTATTTCAGCTTCCTTTTCACTTATCTCGGCACGTTTTGCCTCGACTTGCGCTTGGTATGCTTTGTTGGCCTGCTCTTGGGCTTCTGCTTTCTTTTGCGCTTCAATTTCTTGCTGCGCTTCATACTTGCCAACCGCTTTCAGATAGTCCTCGGTCGTTTCAAAATCCTCTTCCTTTGGGGCATTGGATTTTGGCTGTTCGTACTTTTGTAGGTTTGCAATCGCGTCTTGGAATTGACGCTCCGCATTGGTTTTTTGTGCCGTTAATCGGTCAATTCGCTTTTGCATAGCAGCCTTGACTTTTTCAACTTCACTCAATTCTTTTTTAGGCTCTTGGCCCTGCGGTTCGGCTTCGCCTTCCGCTGCAACGTCAGTATTTTGCGCCTCGGACGTGTCGGGCGTTTCAACCGTTTCAACTTGATCCACGGTAGTTTCTTCAATAGCAGGCGTTTCCACCAGTTCATCAGACATTAGGAGTTTCCCCTTGTAACAATGCCGTTGCTTCAGGTGGCATAGTGACCTGTTCCGCCTCTTGTGGAGGTTGAATTTCTTGCGGGGCTGCGCTTTCGGCTGCGCCCAATATGATTTCAACAGCATCGGCTGTGTCTTGCGTTTCTGCTTCCAGCCCTGCGATTGTGGCAACAATTTCATCCATCATTTGCTTGGTAACGCCGCCAGCCTGTGCCATGGTCGCTGCAACCTCGGCTTGGATTTTTGTTGTTTCGGCTTCAATCTTCTGGATTTCAGCTTGGGTTTTTTGAAGCTCTGCCTGAACCTCGGCCTGATCTTTTTCACGCTTGGCCTTCAACGCCTCATCCATTTGGGCAAGCTGTGCTTGCATTTGTTGCAAGGCCATTCCGGCTTGCTCTAACTGCTGCGCTTGGGGGTCTGCCTCATCCTGCATGGCAGGATTCATCTTTTTCAAGCGTTCAACGATAATATCGCCTTCCGCAATATCTAGGTTTTTAAAGAATATATCGCCAAGGATTGAGAACGTATCCGGCGCGGCCTGCAATACAGCCTGTAGCATATTCGCCGTTTCCTGCCGCTTGGTTGCATAAGACGCGCCGACCGTTGCCACAACGTCATATTTGCCAGTATCCAGCCTATAAAACGCATCCGGCACGCCATTCCCCTGCATTGGCATCATGTTTCCGCCAGCTTGCTTTTGCGCGGCCTGATTAATGGCAACGGACATTTTCTTATCATCTTCGCCGATTATGCGGACAATGCGCGGGCCTGTATAAATCTTCGGTATCATCGCAATCAGAATGCGCCCGACTTGGCGAATGGATGATTGCAGATTATCAACAAAATGGAACGTGCTGTTATCACCTTCAGCTTGGCGGGCAAGAATAGCCTTGCCGGATGTTTCGTTACCCGATTGCCCTAGCGATGCATTGAACATACCAAGTGTCGATTTAATACCATCGGCCGCTGCCATTGTGTGTTGGAACATGGCGGGCGAACCCATAGGCGGCGTTT